CTTCTAAGTGGTATTCAACAATAACAGTTGCAGTACCAGCAGTAAATGTGCCAGTTGCAGTTACTGTTAGTTCCCCAGGATTGTCACCGATAGTCTGGTTAACTAAGTCACCATCACCAACAATTGCTTCACCAGCAGTAGTTGGAGTAATAGCAGCATGTAAACCATCAGCATCAATCTCTGTACCATCTCCTTCGTACAAACCTACATCAAGGCTTGTACCTCCAGCCCATGCAGTACCTGTAACCCATGTTGAGGAAATGATAGTTGCATTTGCAGGAATAGGAAATTGAATGTGAGTCTCGCCATAAGTAGGTAACTTAGTATAATCAAATTGCCATTCAGCACGTTTGATTTGACCTACGGAAATAGCTTGACCACCGTGTGAAGCATCAGTGTCTCTTGGACCATAGTGGTTAACGACATTGATGCCCGCTGAATTTTCTAAAGCCATAGTCGTTCTCCTTAATAGTTAGTTGGATGAGTTAAAATCACACCAAGAGTGTCTACACGTTGAGCACCTAAGCCATAACGTGATGTTACTTGATACTTGTCTGCACGCTCTTCATTGTCTCTCCAGCCTTCTGTCTGAGGAGCACGTCTCCATGCATGCATAATTGGCTTACATGAGTCATCTGCAACGCACATGAACACGTTAGCCTTATCACCAACAGCAGCTGTTTCAGATGTCAAGCCATAGCTTGATGCATCAATAGCTTCAGTAGCTGTTAATGTAGGTAGGAAGTTAGAAGTGTAAACATCCCAACCGAAGATATTGCGAACAAACTTATGGTCTCTAGCGAAACCTTCTGTTACCATACCTTCAAACATTGGGTTGTTTGATACGTTAACTAAGTTAGTTAAGCTATTTAATGTAGCTTCAACAACAGGGTCAACGATAGCAATACGACCACCAGCTGGTGAGTTTGCTTTATCAAATGCTAACTTCATAGCAATGAAGTCGTCCAATGTAATAGTTCTAGCATTAGATTCTGCAGAACCTACCCAACGGTGTGGGCGACTATTAACCAAGTTAAGGTTAGCTGCTGTTTGAGCAGCGTTAGCTACGCTTAGGAAACGTGTTTCATGGTGTTCACCAAGAGCACGTGTTGATTCCATAGCACGCATAGCCATTAGGGTATCAACTTGAGAACCATCTTCACGAAGGTCATCAGAAACTTTCCATGCATCACCAACGTAGTCAGTGATAGTAAGTGTTAATGTACCTGTGTCGATAGGACTATAGTTGAGAGGAGTATCCTCAGCTGCATCTTGAATTGTTACAGTACCTACTGTCTTGATGTTTAAAGTTGTACCTGAACCGAAGTCTGTTACATCTCTCCACATACCTTCAGGAAGTAGATAGTCATGTAAGTTCTCAAGAATAAACTGTGAATACTGTTGTGCTTCAATAAAAGCACTGGTATTACTAGTCAATTGTGACATAATTTATCCTCTACGCTTGTTGTTTAATTTTCTCACCAGCAGCTCTCCAAGCATTAACTAAATCTTTAGTAGACTTATTTTTACCTACTCGAGCTGAAAGCTCTCCTGTAGGTTTAGTTTGTGCTAAAGATTCAGTATTTACAGAACCAGTTGATTTAGCTACATTAGCTGGAGCTGAATCAGTAAGTCCTGCTAGTCGTAAGACTACATTAGGTGAACTAGTAGCGAGGCTGTTAAGTTGTTGAGTTGACATACCTAACTCACCAGCAAGTTTGTTATAAACAGTTTCTGCTTCAGACCCATACTTACTTTGAAAGCGTTTAGCTACAGAGTCAGCATTTTGTTTAGCAGTCTTGGTCTGTTCATTACGCTGGAGTGTTTGATTTACCAAACTCATAATAGCGTCTTCGTTTAACCCAGCCTCCTGAGTGGTATTCTCTACAGGCTGTCTAGTTTCAGACTTTAGTTCATCAAGAAGTTCTTGTGTAGTTTTGCGCTTAGATAGTTCTTCTTTTAACTGAGCCATCTCTTCCTCTAAGGTTTTGATGTGCTGTTGAGCATGAGGAACTGACCTAAGTGCTTCCACTGCATTAGCATACTTCTTACCCTCACCAACTAAATCTTGAGCTTCTGTCGGAATTTCAAATAGTTTTGTTTGGGTATCTGTTTGTTGAGTTTCTTGGGTATTAGACTCAACAGGTTGTTCTGTTATTGTTTCTTCTGTCATGTGTTATCTCCTTGGTCAGGCAATAAACTATACAGTTTTGTAAAAGCTTTTTGAATGCCTTGGAGATAAGCTTGATGGTATGACCATGAGGGCATACTAAAGTTTTCTTCATCCATTGCTTTTCGTTGAGCTAATTTAATCTGTTCTTTACAGTAGTTTTTAATCTCTTGTAATGTTTCTTGTTTACTTAGACTCTTACCTTTG